GGTTCGCTGCTCCGTAGTCTGGTGCTTTATATGTTCCGCCCATAGCAAATCCTGTTGTTCATCAAGAGTCTGTAGTACCGCTGAAAATCGTACAAACGGGAAACGCCCGTGTGCATGTTGTTGCCGCCCAGCTTGGTCACTTTGTCCGAGCAACGCGTCATCATGGCCATCCAGAGCGTCTGAATCGCCATGGGCTTGGTTGCCACCACCATCTCGATCCAAGCGATGTGACCCTCTGGATCGTTCGCGTAGATGTCCTTCGACTCCTCGAGCGAGTTGATGAAGCGCACGGCACCTACGCCAACGCACTCACCGTTATCGTCATAGATTACCCCGATCTGCCTCTTTCCGTTGAAAATACCTATCCAGTTGAGCAGTTCGTCATTGTTCCATGTGGAACAAGTGGGCCACTTCTCCCGCAGGAGCTTGGCGGCTGCGAGGATTGTGGGATGCGGCGTCATTGCTGCGGGCGGATCGAATCGACAAACCCGGACAGGATCGTGGACTGGAGGCACATCCGCTTGCCGGTACTCGCGTTGGTCTGAACGAGGAACTGGATCGTGTTCCAGCGACCACGGCTGATCAGGTTGTACGCAGCGAGGAACTTCTGGCTATTGCTCACCGACAGGCTGCTATCCAGAGCGGTGAACGTGCCGCTCATGTTAGTCGCGTAGTAAACACCAACACTCGGTGTGTAATCGGTATACGGGTTGTCGAGCGCGAACTGGACGTTGTACCCGATCTTGTCGGGGATCGGCTCGTTCAGGTTGTACGCCTTTGTGATGACCGTGGATTGATAGGCCGAACCGCCATCGAGATATGCAGTACTGGAGACCGGAGAGAGCCGGGTGTTCTCGAGGTAATCGTTGAATGACCAGACCTGGCCCGCGCCACTCCCGAGAGAGTCGATATTCCCGGCGAACATGAGGACTTGGCCGATGGACGAGAACGCGGTCGGGATGAAGTCATTCACGCGCCAGTTGTCCCAGTACCCGAGCCACGAGCGGGCCAGTGAGTGGTAGACGATGACCGCGTTGTTGCCGGTGTTCGCGCCCTCGAGCGTGATGGTTGTCGCTGGGGTGGCCTGCTCGGTGAGAAGACTGTAGCCGCTCTCAAGACCGAGATTGAACGATTCGTTCGTTTGGAACGGGACCGCGAGGAGGTAGCGGTTGTTCCAGAACACGCCGTCGCAGAGGGACAGCCGGGTCTTGTCGATGCGGCTGATGAGATCGTTGATGGGCGACGAGAGCGCGAGGCCGACGCTGCTCTGCGTACCCGCTTGGATCTGCGCCATGGACCGGATGCCATCGCGGGACAGGAAGAAGACATCGGGACCCACGGCGGCGACCGAGCGGTGCGATGAGCATCCGATATTGCCGCTGATGAGCGTGATCACCCAGTCAGCGGAATCCTGCGTGGGATCAGCGTCCACGCTCCAGATCGAGCGTTCCTTGAAGACGAGCAGTTTGTACCCGAACCACGAGTAGAGTCCGGTGATCGGATCGCCATCGCCACCGATACGAAGCGAGCCGAGCGGGTCCCAGGATTCGCCATCGAGGATGTCCGAGAAGAACAGCGTGTCAGGAGGGTTCGCCGTGTCGCTGGAGACGGCCCACAAGCGATTGGTGTGGGTCGTCAGGTAGATGGGCTTGGAAGGAGGCGTGAGCGAGACGTAGGCCACTGCGTGTGACTGGCTCGCAGGACTGATTGTGACCGCGGGAGCGGTGGTGTAGCCGCTGCCGGGGTTGGTGATATTGATCGCAATCAGGTTTCCGTCATTGGCAACGACGGCCTCTGCTGTTGCCGTCACACCACTCGGAGGTGGATCAACGGTAATCGTTGGAACTGAGCTGAAATTGCTCCCCTGATTGATCACATCGATGCGGCTGATCTTGCCGGCAGTGATCGCGGAGTTGGTGTTCGTGCTCGTGACATAACGCAACGCGCTATACCCATCCGCGTAGAACAGCTTGTCATTGAGCTGCGCGAAGTAGACGTATGTGGTCGATGCGTCCAGCGTCGAGCCGCTGATCAGGTTGTAGCTGATGCCGGGAGAACCGTAGTACAGACTCTTGACCCCGGTGTTGGGATCTAGGACTGAAATCACGAGCCTCTCTGAGGCTGCGGTATCGAAGTAGAATCCCGAGTAGACTTGGGCGTTGGTGGGAAGGTTGGAACCGTAATAGGAAGTCGTGGATTCCCATGCGGTGAGGACGTTTTCCCAAGTGGATGTGAGCGGATTACCGGCGAGCGATACGGTCCCGAGACGCGTGACGATGTTGCCGAAGTCGTCGTAGTCCATGTTGATCGCCTTCTCCATGCTGGTGGCAGGGATGGCGTCTGGACGGGTGGCCGAGATGACTCCGGTGGAGAACCCGTTGGTTCCGTCCAAGAGCAACTGGTCGTCGAGTGCGTCTGAGGATTGGAACGGCATTAGAGGATGTCCTGGAACGTGTAGTCGTAGAGGCTATCCGGGATGATGCGGCTGATCTGCTGCTGCTGGCCGCGCTCCATGTCCTTCATGATTCCAACCTGAGCCGCGCCCTCTTGGAACTTGGCCTGCGCCTTGCCGTACTGCCGCGAGTACTCGAGGAGATCGCCTTCGGTGTAGGCCATCAGGGCGTTCTCGATGCCGCGCAGCTCGAAGTCGGTGTCGTTGGCGATGGTCTGAGCCTCGCCGTACTGCCGCATCTGCGACTGCTTCTTGCCGAGGATGAAGAGTGTGCCGTTCTGATTTGGAGTGGGAACGAGCTTGAGTCGGGGGACACCTGCTTGGCCGTAGGGAGTGCCGATGAGCCGCGCCCAGTTGACGAAGTTGCCGGGAGTAGACTTGCGGGAATCGACGTTGTTCCAGGTGTTGGGATCGAGCTGGAAGAACGAGACCCATTCGGCGGCGGGGACTTCGATGCCGTCGGTATCGCCGGTGATGGTGAACCGGATGGCGACAGGGAAGTCGAGGAAGGTGTCGTAGCCGGTGCCTGATGCGTAGCCCGAGGTAACGAATGTGGAGAGGGTTATGAGTTCTTCGCCATCGACGACCGGGATGGAGATGACCCCGAGGGTATCGTTCCAGAGGCACGAATCCCAGATCATCGAGTAGCGGCGCACACAGAACTTCTTGGCCAACGCGAGCGTGGCCGAGTCCGTGAACGAGAGCTTGTCGCAAGCCGCTTGGGCTACCTGGGACGGTTTCATGCGAAGTATTCCTGCAACGTCATTGTAGAGATCGTAGAATTTGACGTTCCACTGACCGCGTAATTAAGGAACAGAGGTTGAGCAGAAAGAGGCGAGTATATGTTGATCTTGTAGGTTACAGCACTGGTGCTTGATGGTGAATCAAAGAACTCGATCTTCGTATTGTTGATCGCGTTTACTTCGCCGTCTTCGTAACTACCCGAAGCAATTCCAGTTTGTCCCGAACCTATAGAAGTTCCAATCTCGGTGCCATTTCTTGTAAGCCTGAACAGGATGAACTGAGAAGCATTCGTATAGCACGAATAGTTAAGCACTATGCTTACAAGTACTTTGGAAGATAAGGTTTTTGGTGTGATCGATTTTGTCAGGGAAGTTATTTCGGTTCCTGGAGCGGTGACAGATCCGGTGTAGTTGTACCTATCATCGGCAACCTGCTGAACGCACTGCGGATAGCTTGGAGCGGCAAGCCTCACCTTGGAATCGGTGGCATCGAGGATGAGCAGCTTATCGTTCGCCTGATCCAGCGTGACTGGCGTCAGATTGGGAACCGTGATGTTGTCCGAATTGATGGTCAGGAGATCGGTGCCAGCATTCCCGATGACCGTGTTCCCTGTGGTCGAGAGATCTCCGAGCGTGGTCGCAGCGGTCACACCGAGGGTGCCGGTGATCGACGCGTTGCCCGAGGCATTGATGGTCGCAACGCTCGTGGTCCCGGTCACGCCGAGGGTTCCTGCGACCAGCGTATTTCCGCTCGAAGCGGCGACGTTGAACTTGTTGGTATTGACCGCGAAGTCTCCGGTCACCGCCAGGTTTCCGGGGAGCGACACATTGCCAGAGAGCGTGGTAACCCCGGTGACATTCAGATTCCCGGTAACCGCGAGATTACCAGCGAGGCTGTTGTTCTGGCCCGCTTGAGTCTGGGAGATTGCACCGTAGGAAGTGATCGTTCCCGCGCTGGTGCTGATGTTGCCCGTGGTGGCGACCGACGCAGCGGTGGCGGCTCCGGTGACAGCGACTGAAGCGAGAGTGGCGGCTCCGGTGACTCCAAGAGTGGACGACAGCGTGGTTGCCCCGGTGACACCGAGGGTGCCCGCAACAGCGGTATTGCCGCTCGCGCTGGCCACGGTGAGCTTGCTAGTGGCAACGCTGAAGTCTCCGCTGGTGTTGACAGCTTGAGTCGAAAGCTGGAGCGCGGAGTCGGTTCCAGAGCCGTCGCAGATCGCC